ACCTTCACGGACAATGGCGCTCTGGCAATATCCGATGCTGAGATGGTGGACAAGTTTCTTGGCTCTGTCGAGATCAACACCGCTGACTGGACTACACAAAACACCGGCCAAGCCACTCTCAACATTAACACGAACAACATGCCCGTGGTTGCAAAAGCAGACGGAAGTATCTTTGTTGCTGTTATGTCAGATGCCACTCCCACCCTTTCCTCCGTAGCAGATCTTACCTTTAAATATTTCTTTAGATATGGAAGCTAATGGACGCAAGAGAGAACCAACTCCAACTTTTAGTCAGAGCCCAACAGCAGTTACTTTCCCAGAAATTAGACGAAGCATTTAATCCCGAGAAGCCCGACTCCCGTCCCACTCCCGACCAAGATGCCGCCTTCCGAGCAGTATCCACTCATGATTTTGTAGAAGTCTCTGGAGGAAACCAGTCGGGAAAACGATGTGGGGTGTTCGCAATATAGTTTACTTCTGTAAGCGCAAACATCCCTACCTGGAAATTGACAAGCTTTGGCCTAACGAACGTATTCTCTGTTTGGTGCTGGCCCAGACCACAAAGCTTTATAAAGAACATTGGCAGCAAAAGATTAAACCGTTCTTTCACGAGAAGGAATATAAGGAAGAGATTCAGGGAGGCATCCTCCAATCAGTAGAATTTCCTAAACTCAACAGTAAGATCCTGTTCTTCTCCTATGAAAATGCACAGCAAGCAAGGAATAGGGTACAGGGTTTCGTTGGTCACTGCATTCTCATCGATGAGCTTTGTCCTCTAGTCAGTCTTATTGAAGAGTGCGAGAGACGTGTCCAAGCCAAGAGCGGCAAAGTCCTTGTTAGTTATACACAGAAAGTCAGAGCCCCGGCAGTAAAGGCGTATTTAAAAGCTCCTTCTCCTTACAAAAGCCACCACACCCTCAATGCTTTCGACAATCCTGTTTACGATGCCGAGAAGAAAGCTAAGATAGAAGCCTCCCTTGCACAGTTCCCCGCCTCGATCCGCGACATTAAACGCAAGCAGATTCTAGAAGGGGAGTACACAGACGAAACCAAGTATGCGTACAATTATGACAAAACCCTACATGGCGCTTCTTGGCCGGATGGGTACAGCAGAAGTTGGCGACACATAGAAGCAGTAGATCCCGCAGCCTCTGGTAAAGTTGGCTACCTCCTACTTGCAGAAGATCCTGACAAAGATATCCTCGATAGGCACGGCAAGGCACAAGCTCTCTGGTACATTGTCGACTCTAAGTATATCCCCGGTGAAGCTCCTTCAGATTTAGTAGCAGGCGTAGCCAAAGAAAGTGAGCCCTACAATATCGTGAAGCGTATCGCTGACGGACACGAGACTTGGTTTATAAAAGAAGCGAAGAAGGCCGGTATCCATTACCACAAGCCTATTAAAGATAAGCGCAAGATTGAACTCATCAAGAATCCTAGTGAGGCTTTCTCAGATGGTTGGCTCAAAGTTATCGATGCCGGTAACGGAGAGAATGAATCCCTCATCGAAGAACTCGGTGATGCTATGTGGAAAGAAGATGAGTCAGGGATAAAGAACAGTACCAAGTACCACCTCTTAGACGCAATGCAGTACGGCGTCGACAAGCGCCCTGTCCGGGACCACGAAGCCCAACCAGTGCACCGTGACCAAGTTCTACGTCTTGCTAATAAAGCTAGGCGAAAAAAAGAAGCAGTGAAGAAAAATACCAAATTAAGAATAGCGCGGAGAAGAAGACGAAGATGATGTTCCTATTTTACTACTTGGGCCTAGTAGCCTTCGCCCTAAATGGTCTGATCTTCCTCGGTCGTTACAACCAGGACAAGTGCGCAAAATTAATAATCCTCGAACATATGCGTGAACGTAAGACTCGCAGGAGAAGACGCTAGATGCTAAAGATTCCTTCCTACACCACAGATGAGTTTGAGCCGATCCTTGCTCAGCGTCTCCAAGCAGCAATGCAGTCTCGCCGCCAGAAAGTTGAATGGCAGTGGGAAATTAATGAGTCTCTTGTTTACGATGCACTCGGCGGCAGTCTCGAAGACTCTAAGAATATCCACGACACTCTGGACGGGGTAGTCGAGGACTTAGAAAATAAGACTGACCAACCCTTCGCTATTAACTATGTGTTCAAATACATCCGTTATTTGCTCTCACAGATGGCAGCCAACCCGCCATCCCTAGTGGTACGTGCCGCTTCTGAATCTGTGAAAGATAAACGTAAGGCAGAGGTAGCAGACTATGCTTCTCGCTACGTGAAAAAAGAACACGACCTTCAAGAAGTTGTAGATCAGAGAAACCTCAAAACTCTAACAAAGGGTACGGGGTTTATCAAAGTACTGCACGACCCTAACCGGGGTGAGCTTTTAGAATTTGACGAAGCGACTTCCATGGCTACGTTCCAGGGAGACTTGCACATCTACTCTCCTAGTAACTGGGATATCTACCCTAGTGCGGATTCCCTTCCCGGGAGATCTCTTCCTTTCCTTTTCGAGAGACTGACCTTTACGAAAGAGGAAGCCTATGCACGTTGGCCAGATCAGATAAGACTTCTGGAAGAAGCTAGTAAGAACTCTAAAAGTAGATCCTGGAAGCGTTTCTTTTCCCGCGAAGATGTTACTGGTACTTCCGCCGAAGAGATGATTGAGGTCTACGAGTACTGGGAAGATCGCGCACCTGTAAATGCAAACAAGGGACGATTCGCTTACTGCTTAGAGGGTGGTAAGATTCTCGGTGAGTTGATGGACAGTCCTTCTCCTGAGGGAAGAATTCCATTTGATGTCTTAACTGATATTGATGTTGAGGATGAGTTCTGGGGTAAGTCTATCATTGAGTACATGGAATCAATCCAGAATGTACTGAATGCACTCGACAAGGGTGACCTGGCAAACATCGAAGCCCACCAAGTTATACGAATGGCAATTGACTCCGAGGCAACTCAGCTAGCCGACGATGTGTTAACTGACGACACCCGTGATGTAGTTCAATATAAAGGGGACCTGCCTACGTTCCTAAATACTCCCGGCACTATGCCTGATGTTCCCCGCTTCCGCGCTACGTGTATGGAAGGACAGAAGGATATGGCTGGTGTGACGGACGAGATGCAAGGCCGCATGAACCGCGAGACTTCTGGCTACACGTTCCAGACTGCAATCAATGCCGGTAACATGATCCGTACCCGTCTCTACAATAAATTTGCTAGGTCCGTAAAAAATACTTACTTACTCGCTCTCTTGAATATCCGCGACAAGTGGAAGATAGCTCGAACCATCAAATGGCTAGGCGACGAGAACGAGATGCTCTACCGGGACCTACTAGGCACAGACCTAGAAGGTGGCTGGGATTTGGATGCTGAGTACGGGAATAACTTCTCTCTCAATCCTGATATCGCTCGTGAGCAGATCATGCAGATGATCCCTATTTACGAGAAACTTGAGGGTTTCGATTGGAACTCTCTGGCAGACAGGGTGAAGCATGGGGACATCGGCGGTATCGAAGACAAATATAAACTAGCCAAGCGACGACAGCAGGAGGTTTTCAACAAGATGATCCTCCACTTTGAAGGAAAAGGTGTCAGTGCTTATATTGAGCCCCGCGAGAACCAGGACCACACGAACATGCTAAAGTACTGTGATTACTACGTTATGACGGGAGAGTACGACAAGTTAGACGAGGAACTGAAGACTCTGATCGACAGGCACGTTGAAGATCGCCGCGCTGTCCAGGCAAAAATTGTCGCAGCAGCTCAGCCTCCCGCTCCTGCCGCGCCCCCGCAACCACCTGGAATGCCTCCACTTCCTGGGATGTAGGAAAATAACTGAAAATAGTGCTTGACAACAGAGCAATTTACTGCTATACTTAAATAAGATACAAGTTTGCCCGTACCCCTTTCTGGGATCGGTCCCTCGGCGAGTCCTCGCCCTTATCAACGGCCACCCCTTTCCTGGGACGCCAAAATACCCGGAGCCTATAAACAATGGCAGAAGACGGATTATCAATCGACATCGGCGCAGCACTTTCCACAGCGGCAACTCCAACAGAAACCCCGGCACCTGAGCAGGTAGAAACACCAGCGCAGGAGACAACTGAACAAGATCATGAAGTAGAGTCCTCGGGATTCTTCAGTAATGTACCGGACGCAGACGACACGCCAACAGAAGAGTCCTCAGAAGGAAACCCCCCGGCAAGCGAGACCGCTTCAAGGTTCTCATTTAAAGGTGATGGTAAAGATCTGGAACTCGACCCAGTTAAAGATAGAGCTGAGATTGAACGGCGTCTATCAATGTCCGAAGGTGCTAAACGCGCTTTCACTAGAGCAGACAAGCTACAGAAACGTGTCAAGGAAATGGAAGCCAAACTCCCAGACCTTGAGAAGAAGAACGATATTCTTTCACGTATGCAGAAAGCCTACGAAGATGGCGGAGAAGAGGCAGCCTTCCAGATATTCTCTGGTGGTAAGAGCCTTGAAGATGAAATTCAACGCCGCGTAGCAGAAGAGTTAACGTACCAAAGTGCTTCTGAGTCCGAGAAGACCCAGATTGAAAGAGAACGTGAAGAACGCTCCCGCACTGAAGAACGTGAGAAAGAGAAGCGATCCCTTCAAAGGGAACGTGAAGAGATCCAGCAGGAACGCTCTGAATCACAACTCAACCGCGCACATTCGATGGCCTACCCCGCATTTAAATCAGTAGTCGCCTCCTTAGACATTAAAGACTCCGTAGAACGTCAAGGCATCGCAAAATTACTATGGCGATCCACATGGGACAGTATCGCAGACCTAGGCGATGTAGAATTCACCCCCGAAATTTTCGAGAAAGAATTCGAAACTAATTCAAAACTACTTGGTTACTCCCGCAAGGAAGCAGCGAAGAAAGAGATGAAGAAGGTCGTAGAAGAGACAAAGCAAGTAGCTAGCCAACAAGCCAGTGCAGCAGTCTCCAAAAACTACAAGCGCGGAACTAAAGATCTCTCAGGATTGTCTGGACTAAACCCAACACAAATCCACAAAAAGCTATTCGGAGCAAAATAACCCATGGCACAAACACCAATCAGAGACATGCCCCTAGGTCTCTACCTTAAGATAATTTCTCGCGGCGCAGTTTACAACACCCTTAACGATGAATCTCCAATGTGGGAATACTTCCTACGTACGCTTAAGACTGATGTCGAAGCGGGTGGGGAAGAGCGATGGAACATGCGTAAATCGTATGGTGCCGCAGCTTTCCAATTCACCGGACAGTTAGGTTCAACACCTTACCCAGCAGGTCAGAAATCAGGAATGGCAGAAGCCAAAGCATATTACAAAGATGCTTCAGTTTCTATCGAGGTTCCTATCTCAGTCCTTCGCCAAGCACAAAAAGACATTGGTCGTTACGGCGCACCAATTGCAGAAGAAGTAGAAGCTAAAGGTATCGCCTCAGCTCGCGGAATGTCTGCAACTCTAACTCAAGATGGTAGTGGTATCATCGGTGAAGTTGCCTCTTTGACTATCGCTTCAGGAAAAGTTGTTGTTCAGTTGAAAACTACTGACGCAGCTCGCTCACACATTGGGTGGTTTGTTGAAGAAGATAAGATCAAAGCAGCTCGTAACAGTTCTGGTGAACAAGCAGCTACTACTAACGGCGGTACTGCTGTTGATTACTGGCTAGTCACAGACATTAACCGAGCAGATGAGCAAGTAACTCTAGAAGCATACAGTGCGGCTGGTGTAGCTATCGTAACTGCTACTAACTCAAGTACTGATATCACAGCCAGTGACTTTCTTCGTCGATACGGCACTTCTTGGGTCAACCCAGCAGCCATCTCAAGTTCTACGGACTACGGTCTTTTGACTGAGCAGTGGGCCGGTTTGGAAACTCTTGGTCATGACGATGGTCGTCTTGTCAATAACATCACAATGAGTGGTGCATTGAAGGGCTCTCGTTATAACTGCAACGGTGACTTGTTTGAGTCTCAGCATATCCAAGAAGCTCTTTCTAACACCAAGACCCGCGTAGGCCAGAACCGTTATAAGTATGACAGTGCTTTCATGGCACCAGAAGCTTATGACTTGTTGGTCGACTCTCGTGAAAGTGATCGTCGCTTCAACGCAAGTACTGACAATGTTCGTGGTACTAACTCTTTGAAGTACGCTCACCGTAAAGACAACTTGGAATTTGAAACAGATGAATTCATCAAGAAGTCTCGTTGCTTCATCGTTCCTAACGGCGATGCACTTTTCTTCAACGGTTCAGATTTCGACTTTGTAAATCCAGAAGATTCGTCTGCATGGAACAAGAAAGTCAACTCTAGTGGACAGTACACTAAAGAAGTTGTTGCTCACATGGAAGCTTGTGGACTCTTCGGAGCGAAGCATTCTGCTGCAATAACCACGATACACGGGTTCGTACTCAGCTAATTTAAAGGAGGCAGGGGACTTTGATCCCCTCCTTCTCCCCTTTTTACTCGGGACATAGATCCCAGGAGACGACATGACTACACAAAGAACAAGGGGCAACAGCCCAGTAAGTGCGCGAGCCCGTCTGGGTGGACGACAGAAGAAAGCTCTAGAACAAGCTCAACTAGGCCGTTCATGCCAAGACGAGTTTAAGTCTGGACAGCCTGTGATTTCTGCAACTGATTGTGGTGCTGGAACATTGCTTCCAGCAGAAGCCGCACCCGGAGCAGAGATTGCATTCAAAACAAAGCACGGTGACTACGAGCAACATTTGGCCGTAGTAGAGTCGACAGGTACTGCACTTTACGCTTTCCCTTCAGTTTCGGCTGATGGACTAGAATTGCCTTTAGATGCAAACGTAACTGACGGTGTGACTGCTCAAGAGATTACTAACGGTATCACTGCCGCTTCTCCTTGTGCTTATACTGTTGGTACTGACAGACCTTTCTACCTAGAAGCAAAAATCAAGATTGACGATGTTAGTGATCTAGAAGAATTGTTTGTTGGTTTCCGAAAAGCAGAAGCCTACCAAGCAGATCCCGATGTTTATGATGAGATGGCGGCCTTTCACATTGGCGAGACTGGAGCAACTGCTGCTGACGGTCAGATCAATATGGCAACTATCCTCAACAATGCAGCTACTGCTTACACAGATTCTACAGAAGCTGACTGGGCCGATGGAGAAACAAAGACTCTCAAGGTTTCAGTAAGACGAAGCGGAGAAGTCGAATTCTCTTTAGACGGTGCAGCTCCTACAGTTTCTGCTTACTACAAGTTTGACGAAGGTGAAGTTGTTGTTCCTTTCCTCTACGCTGACAACACCTCTGGCTCCACTACTGGAGATCCTGGTGTGACTCTCGTGTCTTGGAAATGTAACCAAATCTAAAGAAGTGGGG